TTGTCCATTTGTTTTGTTAAAAATTCTATGTTGACTTTGTTTAAAGCCATAGATTCTATGTGCTTGTTCAACTTATCGGTGGTCTTGTAAAGATCCTCAATCATCATAAATTGCTCGGAATCTGCAGGAAGCGAACCAAGTTGACCCCGTGGCCATTTGATTCTAAACTCTGTATTCTCAGTTAAATCTTTTTCCATTAGTTCTAATGTTGTAGAAATTTTGTTTTGAGTCTCAATGATACCGAAGTAAGCCCAGGTTCCAATCGCGACCATCGCGATCAGCGAGGCTACCGTTTTCATCGGCATTTGCACGGCTGCTTCTTCAGAAATATTGAGTGGTTGTTTAGCCATTAGTTATAACTATACCCCGTGCTAGGAGTATTTCCTTCTTGTAATTTTTTAAATAATTGTTCGTGTTGTTTAAAAATTTCTTCATCTGAATCCATCATATCATCCATTTTATCTTGTAGTTTTTCTACTTGTCTTTCAAGTTTAGAAACTTTATCTAATTGAACCGCTTGATTTGTAGACAAATCAAATGTACGAGTCAGCGTCCAGCCGGCTAACGCCAAGAGGATTCCAACTAATAATGTCATTAATTTTTCAATCATACTTTACTTCGTTTTCGTAAGACATATCATTTGCATGATCTTTTTCTTTGTCATAAGTTCTTTTGCATTCACAATTTTCACAAGTGCATACATCTCCATCGTAATGGTGACTATGAAGGTCTCCATCGCAGTGACAATTACAATGACATTTTTTGCACTTACCCATCTTTTTTTTGCCAACTAAAAAGCCAACTAACAAATTTGTCCCATAATTTTTTAATCATCTTTTTTCTCCTCAATGTCGTAAAAGAATTTATCAGTGTCTTCAGTCTTCCACTTACGAGTGTCTTCTACGTTCCACTCACTTGTTTGCACTTTCCAATCGGGTGTTTCATTCTTAACCGTGAATGAAGGTATATCCCAAAGGATACGATTGTTGGGTTGTGCCGCATAATTTCCATTCTCTAGAGCGAGAATGTGTGCGCACTTATGTTCGTGCGGTATTTCTGAATGATCAGTATCTACTATATTACTCTCTGGATGCGCCCAGTCAACTGTAAAAAGATAAGCTCCTGGGTGTAATTTCTTATCTTTTCCAAAGTATTTACCGGATTGGCCGTCTAGGATGTCGTAAGAAGTAACAGCAGGATAATAACTAAAACAATTCCAAAGCTCCAGCTCGTCAAGTCGCACCCTAGGTACTTCTT